GTCTCTGATCAGTTTGTAGAGTTCGAAACCAATGGTAATGATGACTGACCAAGGGAGCTTGGTCTTTCGCTTATCAAGCACTCCCTCAAGTTCTGCAAGGGCGGCGCTGTCAATCGATTCTAGTTTACTGTCACCCTCGAACAGGTGGGAAACCACGTCAAACAGTTGGGCGAAATCTTCGCCATCAACAATCGTTTCAACGAACAGGACAATCTCGTCATCCTTTTCGGTCGGAGTATAGTCGACTACCACGGAGAGAATATCAACGCCCGCTCGAATTTTATCGAGCAACTCACCATCTGATTTGATCGTGTTGATTGCCAGCATCACCTTGGCGAAGTGTTCGTGCTTGACGTTCTGCAAGATCGAAAGGATCGAAAATATGTTCTTCAATTTTTCCATGAAAAAACCCTGATAGGATCGGTGTGATCCTGTCAGGGTAGTGATTACGGCGGTCTATTGCAAACCAAATGGGTTTGCTATTCCTGCTCGAACTGGATCATCAGGTCAATATAGTGGCGAGCCTTTTGCAGATCCTCAACCCCGCCTTTTGACTTGTAGCGGGTCACGTACTTGACCACGTTTCCAGCTGCGAATCCGAGATTATTCTTTTCAGCGTACTCCGTCGGCTGGATTGCAAGATCCTTGTAATGAGATCCGCCAACCTGTTTGTCGGTTGCCTTTGTGGTTTCCGCCTCTCCTCCAGCAATCCACCAGACGTCTCGGCCCGTTATTGATTCCCAGTGGCGAAGTCCTGAGCGGGTCATCACCTGCCCATTTACGTTGGCGTCTGATTTGGTCGGTAGCATGTAGTTCATTGGTTCCCCTTCGGTTTTCGGTTCAATAATTGGTTCAGCGTGGAATCCCCAGTCAAGCATCCTTCACCCTTTCATTGTCAGCAATGTACTGTGAGATATCATCCAGAGCGGTATAGGCCTGATCAACCTCGGTAAGCCAGAACTTGCTTCCGTTCTGTTCGGCGAGAACTTTCGCCATTGTGACGACTCGAAATAGTAGTTTTATCTCTGGTTGTAAGTTCATTTGGTTCCTTTCAAGTTTGTGGTTTTAATATCCGTTGGGGGAGGGGCAAATTAGCCCCCCCCCCGATCCTGTCTTAACCATTACAGATTTTGTCTTAGGCGTTACAGTATGTTTCTGCTAGTCCATTTGGTGAAGCGTGCCGATTCCCATGCGGCCCGTTCTGTAGCCGCATGATTGTCGGCGTCTAGTCCACTCGGAGCCAGCTTGCCGGACGGGTCCCATGAAGTCCCGCCAGATTGATGCGCTCAATCCTTCAAAAAGCGTTTTGCTCGCTACCTCTTGGGCTGCCGAGCTGATCTATTTACCCGCTGTTAGATCATCAGGACCAGTCGTTTATTCGGCTGACTGAACACCGTTGCAACTTTTAGGCGTTGCTATTTCGTTCCACTATCTTATCAAAATCTCACTGGCTGCCATTTTCTCAGCCTGCTTGCGACTCATCCTGCCAATCCCTTGCAGGAACCGGACCCGTCCAGTAAATCGATACCAATCCTGATTGGCAAGGTGCTGGTTTTTGAAATAGAAAGTATCTCTGGAATAGGGGCCGCAATCGCATTTGGTTCCAATGTACCAGTAGACTGTATTAAAAACTCCGAATTCTACATCCTTGCCACAAGTCTGGCAAGTCTGATTTGCTCCCTTCGCTATCGTCTCCCCGTCCAACATCACTTTCCTTTCATGAATTTCGTGAATTGATTAATTGGAATCTTGGCAATCAGATCCTGATCCCATTCGTCCCGCATGTTTTTAATGCTTCGCCCATCGAAGTGTAGCGGCTGGATCCCAAGGGTGGTTAGGTCGCAGAACCTGACCTCCTGATTATAGTCACGAACCGCAAACAGCACCGGCAGATTCCAGCAGATCCGAATCTTGTTTGCCGCTTCGATTTTCGAAGCCGAGCAAAACACGTCAGGGAAATCTCCCCAAGCGAACGACCGTTGCCGAATCTCAATCAGTCCGGTAATCCGCTTTGGCTCATCCTTTTTAGCGATTGCGTAATCAATCACCCAATGCGAATTTAGCTTGTACCGGACCAATCCCCATTCGTCGCAGAGCCATCGGCAGATTGACTCCTCGTTCTGCCTGTCCCGCTCGGATTCGTATTGTTTTCGGATCACCTGACGCCTTTCTGTATATCTCGAACGTCATCCCGCAGCCCGCTGATCTGCTGCTCAATATTGCCGATCCTGACTTGCATGTCCATTATGTTTTTCACAATCAGTTGCTTGCCCATTGGCAGCACTAGATTTTCAAACATATCGGAAAATGACTCTTTGACATCGGCGACCAGTTGCCGCAGGTCGTTATCTGTTATGTGGTCCATCGTCCCGATCCTTTCTGTCCAGTTCTGCCATCTCCGCATCGATCTTTTCTATCGCGTAATCCTCGCGATAGTATACTTCACCATCCTCATCCATTAGTCTTGCCTTTCTTGATATTGTCGCGCCTGATATCGACGGCAATTGGAGCCGTGAATCCAATCTTGGTTGACTTGTTGCTTGTCATCTGGACGACCAGTTCAACGACGGTCGGTTCAGTTGATGGCGGTACAATTACAGTGACCGCCTCCTTTTGTTTTCGTGTTAAAATGAGCATTTGATTCCTTTCAAAAAAAAGCGGAGCCGATCCCGCGCAAAGGCTGCGGGGACTAGTTCCAAACAGTGTACAAAACTTTACTGCCACGCTTCAGTTCCCGCATTTGCAAAATGGGAGTTCCGCCATGCCCTGATGGATGTAGGCCATCAACAGTATGCTCCCCACGGCGACGGAGCTTCGCCCACGCCTGCTTGGGGGACTTCCCGAAGGCAACTGCTCGCACGTTGCAATACGCGCCACAGGGATGGGCTTCAACAACAGTACGTGTGACTCTAAACATCTATGATTCCCTTTCAGAAAGAAGCGGAGCCGATCCCGCTGGAAGGCTGTATCAGGTTAAACCAATTCCAGCGAATGCTCTTCTGCCATTTTTCGCAGCAAAGCATTTTGCCCCTCAGAACCGATGTTGAATTTATGCCGACCGCCTTCGCCCGTCCCGAATTCGGTCAGCTCGAAACCAGTCAAAAACCAATCCTTAGAGCCACGGACTAACGTGACCACGTTGCCAGAGCGTGAATACTTATATCGACCCGCTACCGATTCGCTGGATTCGATTCTGAGTGTCACGCCTGTCCGGTGCTTCTTGGGCAATTCCATTGCATCCAATTTCGACTCAGCCCATTTGCCGAGTGCAGCGACATTCCAGCTCCTGAAAGTGTGTCTTGTTTTACGCCCGTTGGTACGAACAACTAATTTAAGAATCTTCTTATCTGTGATTTTGATTTTCATCGTTTCCCTTTCGATTAGTGTTTCTGATAAGGACTATATTACACCACATCGGCTATGTGTAACACCCCAGTTAAGTCTTTTTCCGAAAATAATCAAAATCGCTGAAAACTAGGCAATTGATTGCAATTACCTAGCCCCCCATTAGATCCCCGCATTTGCCCTCTAACGAGCCGGAGATGTTCCACTGCATGATTTGTCAACAGTCCAGCAATCCGCCAGCAGGCGTCAACTGTGGCGATCTGATCAGAAGTCCAGAGCGATCGGTTTGGGTTGCCAAGAGAATCCACCAAACGATTCTTGGTAATACATCAGGATCGGCTTGTCCGCATCAGTCGGCTTGCCGCCTGATCTGACCGACTTGATTTTGCAAACGTGCATCTCCATTTGGTTTGACAATTCCTCGTTCTGGACCTGCCGGTGCATGATGACTAGCGAGTCGCTCCGGTTGTGCCACATCACGCCCATTTCAAGATGGCTCGAAAGCGGTACGGCAATCCCTTCTTTAATCTCCCGCCTTGCCGCTTCTGTGGAAGCGTGCATCGTCACAATCAGCTTTACTTTTTGATTGTCAATAAAGGACCGCATCCGTCCGGCATTGGCGTAGTGTTCAGAATAACCTCCGTGTTTCAGCGACGAGTACGGGTCAATCAAAAGCCCATCAAACGGCCAGTGCTTTTTGATTTCGGTCGCTTCCTTCAGTAGTTCTTCTAAAGAAAGCCAGCTAGTATTCTTCATGAATAAAAAATGCTCGTCAATCCATCGGATTGCTTCAGCTCGTTGAACTGGTGTTTGTTCGTGGACTGGTGTTTCGTGAAACCATTCCATCAGCAAAACCTTAGTCTCGATGTTGTTATTCTCGCTGCTAAAGATGAGCCACTTCGGCTTGATGGTAAGCAGCATAGACCACGTAAACATTAGCCACAAAGTGCCGACTGTTTTCCCGACGTTGGCAAGTCCGCCAACGATCAGTAGGTCTGGTCCCTTAAATAGCAAGTGCTTGTCGAGCTGTTTAATTCCTGTCTTAATCTGTCTTGATTTTCGATTTTCGAAATAAGGATGCAGATCCTCAATTGTAATTTTGTCGACGGTCATTTTTCCCTTCCATGAAATTAAAAAAAAAACGGCTTGGCACCGACAAAAACGCCAGTGCCAAAACCGTGATTGCATTTGTGGTTATTAGAACGGTGAAGCAGTTTCCTCTTTCTTCGGTTCCCATGTATCTAGGTAAGCGTAAGGCTTACCACTTCTGCCAACACAAACCTCCAGATTGACCCATCCATTTTTAGAGTGGCGTTCAATGAAGTCAGCAAACTTCCCTTCTTGAATCGACAAGCTGCAAAGCACAAAGTCTGGAGCGTTCTCCCTTTTCTTCACAATCATTCCATCTACAAATGTTTTCTCGTTAGCCATTTGCGTTCTCCTTCAAAAAATTAGTTAGGCGGTCCACCTCATCGGCGAACCTGTTTAAGTTTCGCAGAACTTTGTTCTGCTTATCGTCGTCCCTTTCTATACGAACTTGAAACGGTCTAAGCTCCTCGGCTGGATGGTATGCGTAGAAGTCACACCAATCCCGCCCAGTCACCAGCAATTGACCGTAGATTTGCTGGATGTATCGCGTTGGCAATTTGCCATCTTTCTGGAACTTGAGCAACGTCTTTGGCTGCGGACATTTGATTTCCAGAATCCCATCTTCGCCGACCATGCGGTCAGGCGATACGCCGAACCTGCGACGGTCATCGTAATAACAGAAACCAACTTCTCGCACGTCCTCACCAGAATCCATGGAATAACATAACGCAGCCTCATCCTCGTAATCAATCCCATGTTGCATTGCCGGATTGATATGGGTTTCGACCCTCTTTCCGGTAATCCTTTCGGTTGCCAGTTCAATTCCATACTCAGCTCGCTGAGCTGAAATCTCGAACTTGCTCGTCATGACTTTGGAGAATCCGCTTGCCGTGGCAATGCCAAGGCGACAAGCAAACCACACCTCAGACCGTTGCTCGCAACCAATCTCAATCATTTGTCAGCTTTCTTTTTTAAGGCGTTGATCGCCTGTTGAAGTTTGGCAGGATCTGATTTCAAGTCGTCGCATTTTTTAATCGAAAACGCTTTGAAGAACTTATCGCGATCGAAATCCTTCTGGTAAAAAAGCACACTAAATTCGTCAAACAATTTTGCAGGTTCAGCAGTCGGCTGGCGGTGGCTTTCTCCGTCGTCATCTTCCTGCGCAATGCCGAGGATCGAAGCCAGTGAATACCTGCGAGCGTAAGTAATGGCCGATCCTATTTGTTGCGGGTCCAGTTTAGTTGGCGTCAAAAGCAATTTGCTTTTAAGCCATTCCCCGCTTTCATGGATTACCATTGTTTCAACTCCCGCCATAGTTGAACCGTCAACCAGTTCCGTCATCGGCGACTGAGTGACAGCAAGCCCGTTATCGGCAAGCGGTTTGCTTGCCGCCTCCAGACATTCAGACAGGTCCGCATACTTGGATTTGAAATAAGGATTCGCCGAGGATTTCTTTGCTCCTCCCATCTGGGATTGTGCCGCAACCAATGCGGCTGCTAGATTGGCGATTGATTCGGATTGAGTAGTCATGAGGTTCCTTTCATGGAATTCAGAAATTGTAAAAACGTCTTTGAATATTTAAGCCAAGGAATAATCTACCAAAGGCTGCACGATTTTAAACCGCCGAGAGGAATTGATTCCTTTTCGATAACCAGAATTGGATCGGTTGAGCGAATCGAAGCCTACCGCAAGCGGTTAGAATTAGGTTATGAATTGTTTGCCTCGACCGATGTTGATGAAGCCTTGGCAATTGAAAAATCAATTGCTGACCAGAAGCAGTTCGATGCTGATATGGACCAATCATTTTTCCCCAATCGTAAAGGTCGTAGAATCAGATGAAGCGTAAAAAAAAAGTAGTAGAAATCGTCGTCCCCGTTCCGATGCCAACTTGGAATCGAATCCTATCAATGACCAGATTCAGCAGGATGAAGCTGCGGCATTTGATTCATCAACTCATTTGGAAATCATCCATCACCGTAAACGGCCAACCGATCCAGATGGTTGTTCCGCCAAAGCAGCAATCGATGGAATCGTTGCAGCTGGAATACTTCCAGATGATTCGGCCCAGTGGATTGAATCGATCAAAATTACAGTCGTACAAAGCGTCGTTGAAAAAACAATTTTTCGGTTCACGGAAATCTAGCAATGGCAAAAAACGAAAAGCATAGCTGTCGAGTTTGCTCAGTCAGCTACACGATCCAGCCGAAGGAAAAGCTCGGACTTGCTGACGGCTGTTTTGGAACTTGTGATAACAATCGGGAGCTAATCGAGTTTGAGAAATCTCAAACGAAGGATCAACTATTCCGCACCATCATCCACGAACTGCTCCACGCTGTTTGCCATCAAACCAGCCTTGCCCTTGCTGACGAGGAATTAACTGTCAGTCAATTCACCGCTGGCATCTTCTCCATCGTCGAGGATCCCAGAAATAAACCCGTCGTCGATTGGCTCATCTCCCTCCGTCAACACGCTCCCCCAGATTCGAACAAGTAATTCATGAAGTTGCTTGACGTCGGGACTCCAATCATCCCTAACCATTTCAGCGGCCTTAACGATAGCCGCGATCAGCATCCGTTCCTGTTCTTCGTTCATATCAATCCTTTCAAAAAGTGTAGGCAAGGTAAATCTCAGCCAGTCCAAGCAACATAGTTGCGAATGATATCAGGCCGAAACAGAAAAACGTCAAGTAGCTTGGAAGTTCTTTAATCTTCATTTCTTTTTCCGTTCATGAAAGTGAATTTCCGCGTGGCAGTTCTTGCAAACCACCTTGCACTTTTTAATCTCGTCCAGCATCCTTTGGCGAGAGTATCCGCCGTGGACCATTTCAGATATTCCCATCGACTTATCATCCTGATGGTGAAAGTCAAGACAGTAGTATCTGTCTTCTCCGCAGCTTTCGCAGCTCACCACCTTCTTGAATTCAATGATCCATTCCCTTGATCTTTGGATTCTAGCCTTTCGCAATCTGGTCTCCTTCTTTTGGTTCGACTTTTTTGACCGGTACTTTTGCACCGCGAGCCGATTCGCTTCTTGATCTTTTGTCATGATTTCCTTTCTTAAAAAAACCGGCTAACCTTTTTGACTGCTGCTATACCGGAAGGTCGCAGCAATTAATTAGTCTACGCACTAATCGCAAGAGCTTCTGCCTGTTTAACGAGGCTGTCTGAACTGGCAGCGATCACCCGATCATACTCGGTAGATCCTTTGGCCCGTGACTTGTCATGCTGCACAAATCCTTGCACACCGTTGAACGCCTCCCACGCTGAAACCATCCAGTCTGATCCGATCTCAGGACGTCCGGTTGCCCATCGTTCCTTTTGGATTCGCGTGAAGATTTTAGCAATCTTCTTTTCCGCTCGACCTTTTACGTTGGCGGAATCTTGCTCATCAATCGGGATCAACTGGCTGATGAATTCCGTCAGTTGCACCTTGCGAGATTCCATCCCGCGAACCGCTTCAACAATTGAATCCCAGCGGTTGCGAAGGTTTGCAAAGTCGGCGATCAGGTCGTCCATGTTTGCCCGCAGATTTGAATCGTGGCGGATCACAATCGACGTGGACTCTACCGATCTCAGTTCCATCATGTTGTGGCAGGCATCACGATACATCCCCATTTGAACCCGATAGCCACCGTTGCCATATCGACCAGCAATTGAGAATCGTGGGAAGATGTTGTCAGAACTTCCGTAGATTGATTGCCTGAATTTCTTCGTAGGCTGGAGTGATATGTGGTGACCATCTCGAAACGTGCCGCTGATCTGGATCTCGTCATCAAATGCAGTTGCTCCCGCTTCGGCAAGTGTGATGACGTCGCTCGTTTGGTGAGGTACATAAGACCCGCGAACAGATCGCGATGAACAGTATTCACCGGTGTCATCCCTCCATAATCCGTACTCTGGTGACCGCAATCCATCCGGTCCATGGAGTGGTAGCTTGAGAACTTGAAACGGGAACATCTCGTGAAGTGTATCGCTGATCTTTTCTGTTGTTGTGATAGTCATAGTCTGGTTCCTTTTTGTGATAAGAAGTTATTCGTCAAATTCAAACGGTCGATCGTGACATGCCTCACAGTCGTCAGCCTCTTCGCCTATAACTGGCCACCATGCGTCGATGTCTTTGATGATGTTTTTGTTCATAGTCTGGCTCCCTTTCGTAGTTAAAAAAAAGCGGAGCCGATCCCGCGTTGAGGCTAATGGTTGTTCTGTTTCACCCAACTATGCAAACGCCTTCATAAGCTAGAGCCGGTTTATGATGATCGCTGCGCATAATGACCACTGGAACGAATCGACCTTCCTCATTCACAGCGATGACCCAGTGCATTCGCTCAAATTCATCTCCAGCCAATTTGCGAAGTTTTTTAACTGCGTTTTCAGGTGTTGCGTAACTGTCTGCGTTGTTGAACAATCTCATCGTTTTTCCCTTTCGTAGTTAAAAAAAAGCGGAGCAGGCTTTCGCCAACTCCTAGTTATGGTTGATCTACAAAGTAATGCCGTGTTTGGCTGCAAGTGCTTTTCCTGCGTCCGTGAAGTCAATGACCGCACTTCCATTGGTGTTCCAAGTGGTGATCCAGCCGCGTTTCTTCATATTGCAGATGTATCCGTTGTTCTCTACCGTGCCTGCGCCGTCGACGTTCGCAAACGCAACCCAAGGTGATCCATCCCAGTTGCCGGCGTCTGCGGCATAGTCAAGAAAGCGGCTAAGGGTGTTTGTTGTTTGCGTTTTTGCGAATGCTTTTAATTGTTCATTCATCGTTTTCCCTTTCGTGAAATAAATTTGATATGCCTATCATTACACAGTATCGGATATGTGTAAACCCCACCTTTACCCCAATCACAAAAATAATCGTTATTTGCAGTTTTAGCCAACTATACATTGGTAGATCGTCAGAAAGTTTTTATGGTTTTTTTGCCCAGACAAGAAAAGGGACAAGCTTGTCCCTCAATCTGTCTGGCAGATGACAGCTCAAAACCGATGCCTAGCAGATGGTCCGGACAGGGTAACCGACAAGGTTGTCGGTTTGTCTGTCGGCCAAGAAAAGAAAAAGCCCGAATGGATCGGGCTTGGCAGGTCGTCAGATTGTTTCGTATTAATCAGGCAGTGAATCCGGTTGGGTGCTGCCGCAGGATCAGATTGGTTCCGTTGCCATAGCCAACGAATGTTACATTCTCGCCGGTCGACAAGTCGCCAAATTCTTCAAGAACTCCGTCAGTGCCACCGACCACGTACCACGTACCCTTTGTCACGGTCACGCCGAGATCGATCTCGTCGCCGGAATTCGCCGCAACGATTGCCCGCTGATCTGATCCGTCCGATGGAGCGATTGCAATGCCGACTGTTTTCCCAGACAGGTCGCCATCACCGATGGCTGACGCCGCATACCATTTAGAATCGGAATCAAGAAAGACGCACTCTCCCTGCGTCAGGGCTTCGCCCGAAACGCCATTCGTAATTGAGCCAGATGATTTGTTCGTGACTGAGGCTGCGACTGGTGCTAATGCGGTCATGATGGTACCACTCCTTTTGAAGATCGTAATGTGATTGTAAACGGGGAAGGGATTGTATTGCCAGCTTGATCGTGGGTCCAAACCAAATTGCTCGAAGTCAAACCCATTGGCGGAAAGATTCCATCTGGATCGGGTCCGGTGAATTCGAAAGTGTTTCTTTCGAATCCGGTGAATTCCTCTGTTGTCTTATCAACGGCTGTGACCAGCGGAGCTTGGAAGTTTACATTGGTGACTTCAGTCGTTTGGATTGTTGGATTGTCAAACGTCACCATGTATCGATCATTGAAACCCGCATCAATATCGATGATGGTCCCATCCTGAATCGTGAACTCGCCATCATTTGGGAACACTGACAAATAAGGCTTCTGACTTCCGTGGCGGTAACAGTCTACTTGCTTGCAACTGAACAAGGCCGTATCTGAATTAGTCCCATCGATTGACAGCAATCCAATCCAGCCGACACTAACAACCGGATGGAATAATACTGATGGATCATAGGTTGAGTAAAGCCAGCTCATGTCAATCGGACTGCAAACCAATCGCCTAACATTCGCTTCTATATTTGATGGCGGCAACCAGTCATAGAGGTTTTCGTCTAAAAGACCGTAGACGCTGGAACTGGCAGGCATCGAGTTTGATGATACACTCAGAGAAGCATTCGCCCTTGCACACCGAGTGGATGATTGGAAATTACCAATTATCTTTTGCCAGTTGTAAACCTTGCCGGTGTTGAGCATAGTCAATTCGCATTCAATTGTTTCAATTGAATCTGTCGACGAACTTTCAACAAACCGAAACTGAATTCCCGATTCAACATAATCACCAAATGTCATTTCGAGATCAATGAATCCAAACCCGTCATCCTCCCGCCCCACTCGAAAGAGAGTTATCTTTCGATCCATTAATTCAAGTGACGTGACACCCCGCCCGTCGCCACTGGGTTCTAACCGAAACCATAATTGTGAAAACAAAGTATTAAATGCGGCAAAAAAACTTGTGAATTGGAGCCTACCATCATTGGTAGTCCCGCCAACAGAAATCGGAAAGTCACGATAGATGCCGTCTGTGTTTTGATGGTGAAGGTCAGCGCCAAATGAGGCGTCAAAAGTTTTGCTGTAGCTCTTGCCAACGATTGACGAATTTGGGATGTAGTAATAGCCAGAACAGTTGACAGACGGATTGGTCACCGGCGTAAAAAACCTCCCCGACCAATCAGCAACCTTCAATCTGTATTCTCTGTTTCCTTGAATGCGATCAACCATCTCGTAGATGTACGGGTAGAGCCTATTCCTTGCAATCAACGAAGTGTTATGAGTCTTGTAATCTGGAATGGGGAATTGAATATCTTCTGTCACTGTTCGAGGATAGCGATTGCCATCCTCGTCTTTTTCAGCGTCGGGATAGTTCCGTTGTGATGCAACATCATAGGTCCAGACGTGTGAGTGTTCACGATCTAAGAAACCGTCACAATCTCCCGTTGCGTCAGGGCTTCCAGTTGAATCAAGCAGGGAATCATCTTCGCGGGTGATGATCTTGTCGGGTGGAAATTGAGTGGTCCAGCTCTGTGTCAGGAAGCAGGGCTTGCAAGGTCTGTTCGGATCTCGTTTGCAGCATCGGCAGTTTCCCATTGTCTAGCTCTCCGCTGGACAAGTGGCAGCAATCAGTTCGATGGTCCCGTCAGAAAAGAGTAGGCAATAGCCGGTGGCTCCTTGATCCGATTCAAGTCTCATTGTATTGGTGGCAATGACTTGCGGGTCTAGATTGAAATCAGACTTGGCAACATTGCATGAGATGTTGACATCTGTTTCTGAAAAATCAGAAACAAACGTTACGCGAAACATCCCGCCAGCCGTTTGGCTTATTGATGACGAAATAAATTTGCCGTTTCGATCCCGTGTTGCAAGCACCATTTGGTTGCCTTCAATGGCAACCTCAGCAAGATTGTAAACTTCAACAGTCTCGCCGACCTCAAGCACGTCGCCAGAATCTTGAACCTTGATTTTCTGAATAGTGCATTCTACGGATTCAATGAACTCATCGCCGCGAGCAGGCAAACCCTCGTCGGGAGTCTTGACAATCAACGAACTGCCATTGGTGGGCCTGAACGGCTTCCGCTTAGGCTCTACCTTGTTGTGCAATCTCTCGGCAGTGATTATGGCTCTACTCAACCGACGGGCAGTTGAGTAGTCCGCAGAAACCTGATTAAACGTCATAGCCTACGATCCTAACATCGCATGTATTTGAGTCAGCTTTTAGATACAAGGTCGCTCCGCTGTTAAGTCGGAATACTGTCGGCGGATCGTTTGGTGTCAACCTTGCCGGATAGCTTCCAGTCAGTCCCCATTCAACAAAGTTGATCGTGTCCAGATTGTAGAGGAATACCAGACCTTGACCTGTGAAGTCAGTGAAAGTCACAGCCTCCTCGGTTACTCCAACAGTCTGGATGAAATCGATTGCTCTTGCGTTCGTCTGGTCGATGGATGCCATGCCCGGACTGAATCGGTTAGTCACTTTTCCATTCGTTAGATTCCCATCAACGAGAATTGATATTTCTTTTGCCATTGGTTTAATTTCCTGTTATGAACTTGAAAAAACTGAGAATGCTGGTTTTGACCATAGCTTATGCAGGATCGGAAGGAAGTCGCGCTCCTTGTATCCTTTGTACGTATTGTAGATCGGTGATTCGCCCTCTTTTAGCAGGTTGCCTTTGCCATCAAGCAATCTAGTGATTGGTTCACCGTCGTCATTCTTAAATGGAACCGCTGTCGCACTTCCACCGCCCGGCCCTTTTGGGAATGACATGTCGGGTGTTGCGCCCTCCTTTGTCCCAGTGAACCCTCGGTCACTCAATGTGGCTGTGCCTTCAATCGAGAATCGATACGACCCGATGTCTAATAGTCGAGGTTGCCAGCCGTCAGTGTTGATCACAAGCTGAATCGTAACCTGTCGATAGCGAACACGTGCCGCACCAAAGAAAGCCAGTTCCTCATCCTGAACAGGATCCATACTGAACCTCATCCGCGCCTCCCTTGGATTAACCCTGAGCTCGTATTTGCCTTCTTTGTAAAGAATCCCTCTGAGATTAACTGAACCATTCACGTCTGGGTCAGCTATCGCAGTGAAAAAATCACTTTCAACCTGAACATTAACACGAATGTCGATTATAGGATTGACCTTCTGGATGTTCGGTGGCGGGTCGTATGGCTCCATGGCTGAGTTGACAATCGGAACACCGCGAGACTCACGCACACCTCCAAAAGCTTCAGTCTGTGCAGCGTAGCCAGTGTAAGCATCCCCCAATGCTGCCGAGTAATCCTCATAGCCAATTGATACATGCGGCTTATAGTCAACACGTTCTCTAACCTCAGGATCGTCGTCAGTCTCCGGTTTTCTTTGTGGCGGAATTCCTGTAGATGGTGGCGGTTCTGGGACTGGTTCTGGTTCGCCTTCTTCTAGTTCAATGAATTTGTACTCGATAGTGACTACCCATCGAATCCATTCATGACCGTCCGACTGAGCGTAATCAAATGATGACGCAAACATCCATCTATAGGTTGGATGCTTTTCGTTTATCCTTGGACAATCGGGATTATCCATTACGTTCTTGATCGTGTCATCGCTTGAGTCGGATTTGAATATAAAATTCAAAGTCTCTGAATCGTACAGCTTGCCGGTTGCGCCCGGCTCAATGCCTATGTATTCAACTGTCATCTATACCGGCCTCAACACGAAAGTGGTTGGTGTCTGTCGTTTCTTTTTCATTTCTTTAAGTTGAAGTTTTTCAACTTTACCCATTCGCTTCAGTTCGTCAACAATCCTTTTGCTCTCATCTTTTCTTGCGAGCTTGTTGATAAAGCTCAAGGTTGCCGACTGACCCTGCTGCAAAGATGGTGGCAACTCAGCGACTGAATGCTTGATAGATTTAAGTTCTTGGTTATTCGCTTTGCCGATTTCAGCAAGACCGCCAAGGCTATCTTTCATTATTTCTTCGAGATTCGGCACTTTCACTTCTGGCCCTTTTGGCGATGTAGCATCTCGGGCCATGTGACCTATGATCGGCGCAGCAATACCACCGATCAATGCTCCCCAAGGACCAAACATGGAACCGGCAGCAGCACCCATCATCGAATCTTTTAGTGCGTGCATTTTGAATGAGACAGCATCAATTGCATTAATAACAAAGCTCGCAACTGATCCGATCATTTTAAGAACTGGAACTAAGGTGTTTGTTATAGTCGGCAGAAACTGCTTCATGAGATCCATTATAGAGATAAGGGCAGGAGCCAATGCCGTTCCGATTTCAAGGGCAATGTCCTTGATCACAAAATACATCTGATTCCATTTGTCTGTGAGTGCGGCTGCTTTTGCTGCTTGTTCCGCGGTCACTACTATTCCAAGCCTCTCAGCCTCATCCATGTACTCCCTAATCTTGTCAGTGCCTTGGGCAATCAGCGGCTGAATGTCTCGGAAGTTATCGCCTAGCAATTCAAAACCCATCTGATTTCGGATAGCTTCATCCTCAACCTTCGCGAGCGCATCAACAATCAGCATGAACTTTTGATCTATTGGCATGTCGACAATTTGTTTTGCCGACAATCCCATGTACTGCAAAGCTCTAGCAGCAGGTCCGCCACCTGTCGCCGCATTACCAATCCTGCGGTTCATTCTAAAAAGAGCTTGACCGAGGGAATCGATAGAAGTCCCCGACTGGTTAGCAGCAAAACCTAACTTGCTAAGTTCTTCAACTGGCGCGTTCAGACGAATGGAAAGTTTCTGCAATTTTTCAGCGTCAGCAATCGCGTTTGTAATTCCTTGAACTCCAGCGATACCAGCAACACCAGCGAGCATTCCTTTAATGGCTCCCATGTTCTTTTTGACAAAGCCGGAAAATCCTTTCGTCTGGCTTCTGGCTTTCTTAATTCCTTTGCCGAACGCTTCGGTGTTGAACCGAGCGAATACCGTAAGTGAACCAATCGTTCCAGCCATGTTATTCTCTCACAAATCCTTTTAGCACGCTTTCCATATTATCAGCAGTCTGCTCATGGCTCATGGACAGAACCAGCAGGTCAGTGAACTTACTGCTGCTCATCGACTTTGCCACAATAGCCATCTGAATTATCAAAGCGTCAGAACCGATAGGTTCCTCCTCTGCGAGCTTTCGCATCTCCGACAATTCTTTAGCGGTGATTGATTCCAGCCAACGTTCTCTAGTGGTTCCGGCGTCGATCGCTCGTCGCCATTCCCAACGATAGTTGGAATCGTTCTTTACTTTTTTTCAAGTTCCTCTACTTCCATCTCAGAGAATCCATTAACTTCCATTGCCTCCAAGAAAAGAGGCTGCACCTTTCCGGCCGGCAGTCCTCCGATCTTAGATACTGCCTCACAGAAACTGCTGTTCGGCTTCGCCTTGGATCCAGAATCAAACTCTCGGTCTCCATTGGAATTGCACAAACAGAAAGCAACCATGAAAGCGCGGACTCCAATCACTGACTCTCCTGTCCTGTAATCAAGCCATTGGGATTCGAAGATATCACGATCAAGAGCCGAAAGCACTTTGACGTGAAACTCCTTGCCGTCTACCAAGACCTTGCTGGCTGACGACTTGTCAGCAAGCGAAAAAATGTCTGCCATGAATTAGACCGTTGTTATCGTGAATGTGGTGGTCATGATTACTTTGAAAGTGACTTCCAAAGAATCGCCCGAAGTAACTTCAGAAACTTCGTCGCCATAAATTTTACCAGAAAAAGTATAAGTATTATTGGACGCCCAAGGAAAAGTAATAACAAAAGCCTGCGCGGTGTCTGTGCCTACGTCATCATAGATTGCTTTTTGTGCGGCAACTGAACTATCAAGCAGGACGGTGAACTCCAATTCACCAGCATCCATGACAGGCGACAAGTGCATTTGCTGGATGGTGTCACCAAGCACTGTAAAGTCAACTCTTGCGTGTTCTCTTGGCGGAACCGTAATTGTTTTGATTGAACCAACGCTCGCACCGTCAGCGCTTAGCGTAACCGAATTTCCGAAATAACTTCCCATCGCTCAACTCCTTGAATCTGTGCCGATGAAGCAGGTCAGCCCGCAAATGTGGTAATCGTCCAGATCGCCCATTGCTTGCCGTGAAATGTAAGAATCGTCCAACGAATCAACGCGAATGAATGCGGTTGATTGCGTCCCAATGGTTCCCGTGTAGCCTTGTAAACGGGATTGGATTGCTGTCTGCATATCTTTGGCAATGTCCAAAGATGTCGCCGTTCCTTCAATCGTGAACGTGGTCAAGGTCGGACCTGTTGAGCCATCGAGATTGAGTTCTGTTTCTGTGTCCGTTGTCCGAATCCAGATGTATGGATTCGTCTTGTTCTCCGGCACTCGATTGATGTGGACCGAAGTCGTCAATGCGGCAACCGTTGCGTCGGCAAGAATGAATGTCCGGAGGTTTTCGTCAAGGTCCGCCATACTTATTCCCGATCTGCAAAACCCTTTTCATGATTAACTGCTCCATCCTTCTGAGCATCAGATATCGCCTTGGCTTGAATGCTTTTGTGAAATACATCTCGCCAAACATCATTCCGCGATTGCGAGTGTAGACACCGATTGATGGAACAAAGTATTTCTTTTTGGTCTGCCTTAGTTTCGTTCCATACTCAACCATCCCGCCGTAGAACACCTTGCCAGAAAACTGAGCGCCAACCATTCCTCCAGCAGTCACTTTGTTTGAGGTGGACAACATCAGCCCGTATGATTTCCTCGATCTGCCCTTGCCTCGGATTGAACGAACCTTAACGGCTTTCCTTAGCTCTCCCGTCACCACTGGCAAAGATGATT